CTCATCCGATGTTTCGACAAAGTCTTTAATGATTAAATTTAATGCTTCAATTCTACGTATATTACCGCTTACATCTTCAGGGTGCAACCAATATCCATCTGGATTATCTTCTGTCTTGGGATTTTTCTTCCACTGTGCTAGTTCTTTTTTAAGATATGCACGATAGTCTTTTAAATTGAGGCTAGTAATACGATCCGCAGTTTCGCCATCAATCCATTGATAGGGTTTGTGTTTTTCTTTACTCATTGCGCCGCCTTTACAAAATTAAGTCTGGTTACATCATTTTGATGTTTCCAGTGTTTAGTATGATCCTTTACCTTGGCCTTGACAACAACACATGGCCCTAAATCTAAATTGGTCTTGTTGAGCCAGGACGCCATCTTATTGCTTATTATAGCATCTATATTGTAGCCTTCAAAGTTTTTTGACTTAACTGATGAAATAATTTCTGCATCCAAGTCTTTAACTGTGCTACCAATTTCTGCCAAATAACCTTGTTCAGTTTGACTTGCGGCCCGTTTAACTTTGGTCTGTGCAACGTCTCGAACATATACACTGGGAAGACATGCCACATATCCAAACTGATTTGTTTGAACAGTTTCACCTGAAAGAATTGCATTTACATTTGTTTGAAATTCATTCTCACCCTGTATTGCGGCAAACATGAATTTTCGAAAATGTTTTTTAATGTCCACTGCTTGAGCAATATCTTCTTGTAAAATTTTAAGAGGCATGGGAGCATCTTTAGGATCAGCGGTCCAATTGTTTGGAAGCAGAGTACACAACATCAGCATCTTGTTGGTCTGTTTGGTGTACATATAAACACCGTCTGAACTATAAACGCCTTCAGCTTCTTTTAGATATTCACAGTTGACTCGTTGTGCCGCACAGGCCAGCTCCAGAACCTGTTGCATGGGGAATTCTTTTTTGGCCATTGCTCGCTCGCTACGTGAGTTAATATACTGTGTATTTTACACGAAAACGTAATCTGTGTCAATCTTTTTCAGTCTAATATATACTTTTTTGGACAACCGTTTTATTATAGGGGAATCTACTCCGCCAAAATGTTGTACGTATGCATTTAAATTTGGACTGACAAATTGATTTTTGATTTTGAATTTACTCAAATAACTCAATCTTTGCATATAGCGTAACGCTCGAAATTTGCCCAAATTCCTACAAAGTTCAATGGCAATACTCAACGCATACGCATCAAGCTCGTCAGGATCTAAAAGATATTCTTTATAAGGTGTCAATGGGTGATCAGAGAATGTTACATAATTTCTACTGCGACTTTGTTTTTGATGTCTGTATTCGTGTACTACTGCATCAAAAATTTGTATCAACATGTCTGTAGTATGATGCGTATCCCAAATTTCGTTGTTATCAAAATTATGGAATATCAATACTTCAATTGGTGTTTCATTATGTTTGTCGTCGTCTGCGTCGTAATATGCATTGACATAAAACTCTTCGTGATTTAAAAATGCTTGTCTCTTAGTTTTTATTTTAAGATCAAAGTTTTTACTTTTGAATACTTTTCTTGTTTTACTTAAAAGTATTTTAAAAGTCGTTGGATATTTGATGCTATTTCTTATAACAGTACATACAGAGTTAACCTGCTCCAGTATGTTGTTCATGATTATAACCTATAGGTTACTCTGCCTTTGGTCAAGTCATAGGAACTAGTTTCTATTTTAACTTTATCGCCTAAAATTATTTTAATTTTATGCTGTTTAAGTCTGCCACCTAGGTAACATAACATAATGTGTTCCATATTATCTACTTTGACCCTATAAGTATTATTGGGTAATACTTCTGTAACCGCACCCGTGAGTTCAATTAATTCTTTACTCATACTTTTGATATCACAATAGCACCATCCTCAACTTTAATATTTAAAGTGTCACCTTCTTTCCAGCCCTGTGCTTCACAAATTTCTGGAGGTATTTTCATCATGACATTATCTGGATCTCCCGGAATGTCTTCAAATATTTCTTCTGCTAAAAATGTTAGTTTTTCCATAATAGTATTTACTTTAGTTCTCATCGTCATTGTAAGGTACTGGACGCCATCCTAAACGGTTTAAGTCCAATTCAATTTCTTCAGTTACTACACCCTCTGGTACGTAACCGTTAGCCCGACGGTGATTTAATCCGTATCCAGATTCATCATTGCCAATGCCACTACAGTACCAATCAATGTAGTCGCCTTTCTCTTGCATGTCAGCAATGATACCACCAGCATGACGCCAACTGCACGACCAAGTTTGACCTTTCAACTCTTGCCAAAAATCTCTGCTTTGCCAATCCATGTTACACATAGCGGCATACAAATTTTGAGCATAGCTGTCTGACTGTTTAACTTTGTCACAAAGTTCTTTGCTACTACGGAGATCGTACTCCATGTTGTACTTTTGCCATTTAGGATCGTTGATTTTGTTAGCTTCATCAATCTTGATTCGATTCCACATGTCAATGTAGTCTTGGCTAGGTTCTTCGCCTTTTTCTTTTGCCCGTTCAATATAACCTTCCTTTTGAAAGGTGTGTCGATCTGGGCTACTTGCTATTTTATTCATTTTTTCCGGCATGCCAATCTCCTTGGAAACAGTGCATCATTTCGTGTCCAATAGTTCTCATGTCTACCTTTTTAGGTACAACAACTACACATTTATCATTCCAGAAAAATGTGCAAGCCAGTACTCCATAATTGTAACCGTTATTACCAAACTTGCGACTCAGTGTATCACAAGTTTTTTGTATGTCTTGGGCGTCAACGTATTTTAATTCAACAGTAGTCTTTTTGGTAATGTTCTTGCTCATGTCAAACACCCTACCGCCACTGTTATCAAAACTCCATTGTGCATACGCACTATTGTTCCATGCAAGGAACCAAATGCTTGTAATTACGCATACAATCCAAAATACTCTTTTCATACTGTACCTTTCTGTGCCTGTGTTAAAAAATGGTGTAGTCGGTAGGACTCGAACCTACAAAGCATGACAATGTCACCTGCCGGACCCTCCCCGAAGGGAGGAGGTCTACCAATTCCACTCACGACTACACAGTAATTATACAACACTTTACTAATTTAGTCAAAAAAAACGGTGACCTAAGTCACCGTTTACATAGTTGGACCATTGCCGTTTTTAAATCCAACACTTCCACCTTCAGCTTCAATGTTGCGGATAACATCTTCAAATAAGATGGGAGCGAAGTCCGGGGTCTGTTCTACGCATACGCAATGGTAGCGGACATCGTTCTCATCACTGTATAAGATCTCTCCAGTTCTAGCATCAACACCTCGAGCCTTCTTCACACGATTTGCGTGAGTATGACCGTGAATGTTAACACCAAAACGTCCCATTGAATCTGAGTGTAATGGAATATGGCTCAAGATCATTCCGTTCATAACATGGTATGCACGTAATTCTCTAAAGTACATTCTGTACTCGTCATCTCTAAAGATGTCGTGGTTACCGCGGATTAAAACCTTGTCACCGTTTAAGCGACTTAATACTTTTAATGCCTTACGGTTGATAACAACGTCACCTAAATGGTAAACTTTGTCAGTGGGCTTGACACGTTCGTTCCAAGCCTTGACCATAGCTTCGTCCATTTCCTCTGGACTATCCCACGGCCTTAATTTTGTAACGCCATCGTTACGTGTGAAGCGGCATACACCTGTGTGTCCAAAGTGCGTGTCGCTTACTAAGAATACACTTGGCATATTATGCTCCTTTCTTAATAAACTTCTTTTACAATATTAAATTCTTCAACTGGCCATTTGGCTTTGAACTCTTCTGACTTGACATATTCGTTATAGCCCTTTGCATCAAAAAACATTTTATGAAATTCTGTTTTCATCGAACCTTTTTTGGTTACTGTTAAGTAAACCGATTTTGCTTTGCCAGCCATTGAGTACCTTTCACTGTTTAATGTATAATTATAACATCAAACTTTGATTTTGTCAAGCATACCAAATTTCTTTAAAGCCTTCTTCTAGAGTTGGTTCTTCCCAATTATCAATCATACTATCTATTACGGTCTTTGGAATGTGCTTACCTGGACGACCACTCAATCGAACATCCAATTCGTCACGTGGAGGTGTTCGAAATACTACGGCAATATGTTCGTAGTCCGGCAACATGTTAAACTTACGAGCACGACTTGCAAGAGTAGTACTCGTTTGATCCCAAATTATAGTATGCCCGTGTTCCCGAGCAAACACAACTTGTTCAGCCATTAGGTCAACCGCTGTAGGCATATAATCCTTAAACACTTCTGAATAAGTCTTACCTTGTTTTTTAGCATAGATTTCCACCCACATGTCTGTAGAGACTACAGTTAATCCTAACATCCAGTCTTGATTAGAAATCCAAGTAGATTTTCCACTGCCCGGTACTCCAATTAGTTGATAACATTTTGGCTTATCAACTTTTGGAAAATCAATTGGATTGTCTGTGTTTGTATAATGCATTACCAATTCTCCACACCTGAAATTTCTGTTCTAAACTCGCCATCGAGTCCGTTAATTTTAGTATGTACAATTAAAGCAGTAACGCTACCGATACCACTGTGACTGTCTTGTACTAACTCAAAAGATGTTGCTTCTGGAAACTTGTCCATAGTGTCTAGAATTTTTACAACTTCATCTCTACACAAGTACATATTAGTCTCCAATAGGCCTCATAGTACGCCAATCATCAATGTTTGGCTTTTCGTCTGCGTCATAAGTCCAACCTAGTGCCTTCATCATACGATGCTTGACTAACAAGTTAGGACTGCGGAAACGCTCAGTATCATTGAAGCCCATCATGACTCCAACCTCACAAACCGCACCCGACCTGCAAATGCCAGCATAGCAATGCACTACAACGTTCATGCGATTGTCTAGTGCATGTTGTAGCAAACGAACAAGTTCTGCGGCCTGCTCGTGACTGCAACGCATAGCTTCGTCTAGAGCAAAGTCCTTTTCTTCAATGTCCAAGAACTCAAAGTTGTGACGCTCTTTAAATTGGTGTTTGGCTTCAGGACGCCAACTTGCTGGATCAACAATGCTGATCAGCATACTGTTTGGGCCAGCATCGTGATGAAATCCTGTTGGGATATCAGCGGCGGCTACATTTTCAATCCATGGCATGATAGCTCCTTAAATTAGTCCATACAAACGAAACACTTCGTCCTTTGGAATATAAAAATCTGTAGTTGGGTCATAGTATTGACCTTCTTTAGGATCGTAATACACAACACGGCCGCCAAAGTTGAACGGACCTTCAAGTCCTGCACGTGGGCCGTATTTGGTACGCATTTCGTCCATTTGCGATTTATCTGCGATAACTTTATAACCCATGGTCAACTCCTGTTTTGCTAGTATCTGTATATTATAACACCAAAAAGAATCCTTGTCAACCTGCGCTGACAAGGATGGCGTTGCATAAAAACAACAAATTAGTGGTAAGTTTTTTTGTGTCAGGAAACTTACCAAACCCCGGATACACAGCCCATCCCACATTTCGTGTATCGCGGATGCTGGGTTCTCAGCCTAGGCTAAGGTGGGCCAGCAGTTCTTATAGAGCGTAACGATCACTCATTACAGTCTTAAGCATGATGCCTTCTGGAGTGAATTGATCCAAATCAGCGGCTAGCAAGCTAGTCATGATTGATGGACTGAATCCACTTACCAATGCGGCACCACTCTTGTCTGCCTTAACAGGTACGTTGTCTGAACTGTTTAGGTTCCAGAAAACAATCTGTGGCACAGTGTAACCTGCATCTGCGAACTTGCGTTCGATCATTTGCATTGCTGTGTCGTCGTAACGAGCACATTGGTTAAACTGCATGTCTGACAAGATCAGCAACATGCCTGGCATGTCGCTAGCTGGTACTGAACCCTTAACTGCAACGCTTAGGATCTTGTCCATAGCGGCATGCAAGTTAGTGCTCATGTTCCAATCACTCTTGCTCATTTGAGCAACCTTGTCAACAATGTTACCCTTTAGAGTAACAAGTTGTGGCTTGTCTGAGAAAGTCAAGAAAGTGTCCTTGAACACACCCTTGTTCTTATCTGCTAGGTACAAGCCCAAGCTGATTGAAACATCCATGCAAGTTACATTAGTGTTCTTTCCTGCTGGGCAAGACATAGAACCACTAACGTCTACGATTGGCATGATGCTAGCATCACCCACGTAGTTTGGCAAGCTGTCCCATTGTGCGATCACATGGTCAGTTTCTGTCTTGTCAAAAGTTGCACGGTAGCTACCGATCACTCCCTTCAACACGTCATGTGGGAAGATTGCGCTGGCGTTAACCTTAACAGTCTTATCACCACTTACCAACTTGGCAACATACTCAGCAAACGCTGGGCTGTGACGGTTGAATGCCTTCTTGTATAGTCGAGACGCTACAGAAGGAACGTGACTGAAGTTGATGTTGTCCCAATCTCCTGCACACATTTGGGTTTCAACAACCTTTGTAAGAGCCACAAGACTCTTACGGTATTGCTTTGGAGTCATGCCAAAGAAGGCACGGACTTCAGCGGCAATTTGACCCTTACGAGGAGTCCACTTTGCAGCCAAACCGTTCTTAGCACGAAGGGCATCGCCCAACATACTATAAGCGGCTGACTTCAGAACTGGTGAAGTGAAGACAAAGATGTCATCCCAACGACCAACTTCTGGAACCTTGCGAAGCAAAGCCAAAGCGGCGTCTGGGTCACGCTTTTCTAGATGTACTAGAATGTCGCGGAACAACTGACGTTCACCTGCACCACCTCGGACATCACGTGCCCATTGTGCGATGCGTAGTGCAACGTCTGAGTTTTCCACATAAGCGGCTGTAAAGTCGCCTGTGATGTCCTTACCACGGCTTGCGCCGATTTTGTAGAACAAGTCAACACAAGCCGAAGCTGTTGACTTACGAGCCTTCATACCGTTTGCAGTACGGGCTTCTTGATTTGCGATTGCGTTTACAAATGCGTTCATTTTAATTACCTCACAGAATGTATTTTTTTTCGATATGCTTGAAAATTTAAAGTTGCTGTTAACATTCTAAAACTTTAACAGGATGATCGTGCCAATTTGTTTATTATTCTGGTCTGGCCAATTACGGCACCCAGACCCTAGCAACATTCATGTTGCCTATTACATGTTCTTCTGTATGTAAATCATATTCCAGATTCTCCGGACCTATCTATTCCATCAGTGTCTATTGCTAGAAAGCATTTCTGCTTGTCCTCCGACCACCTTCTATAGCAGTTACGTTAGTAGTTTAAATTGCTGTAGTCATCCTATGACTAACAGGATCGTTGTTGACTGCTTTTATTTTACACAGGCCATCACTCTGTGCTCGTTAGTCTTGTTTCAATAGACCCCTTCAACGCTCGGTGTTTTTACGC